ATTAGGTACTTTGTAGTGAGGAGCAACTGTAACTGTGTTTACTAGGCTAGCAGAAGTAACTTCTCTCCAAGCACCTGCTACTTTTTTGTAGTAGCGTCTTGTTGAGCTAGATGCATCAAGTGCGTAGTCGCCATTGGCGCCAATACCTGTACCTGGAGTACCATCTGTAACTGTAACAGTTTTGGAAACCCACTTGCCGCCAGCAGATTCAAATAAACCAAATTGGCTATCATTTGTATCTAACCAGTATTGGTTGTTGGCTGGAGGGCCAAATGGTGCTTCTGCTTGTGGCTCTAGTTCTTCCATGTTTAAGTCAGCACGTACTAAAATAGCACGGTTGGCAATACCTAGGTAGTAATAAGCGGCAAGCAAGCCGTATTCGTTTAATTCGTGACCATGTACAGGTGTACCGTCAACGATAGTGAACTTTGGTTCACCGTATAGTTGTACCAACTCGCGTTGGCTAGTAACAATTAGGGGTTTTTTAGCAAAAGGTGCTGTAGTATATTGAGCAGATGAACCATCAGGCGCTGTCTTGCCTGATCGTGTTGCTAAAACAATAACTGGTACGGTACCGTTGCCTGCAGATGCGTATGCGCTTTCATCGATTACCGATACGCTTACGCCTGGGGAAACTAACTGAGCCATTATAATATCTCCATTCTTTAAGGGATTCTTGCCCTTCTTCAGAGATATTTAGCTCATACAAGCGTTTCTGGACCTATTTAGCGGAATACTTGCTTTTAAATTTTACTGGACAACGCTGGCTAACTGCTTATACAAGTCGTCAATGCTTCCATTATTGTCAATGATGGCATCAAACTTTGTGCCTACCCAGGCTGTTTCGCTAGCATGGATACCCAAGTGCTTGAGTTTCTCTCTAGCAACTGCATCACCGTTATTGGCTTTCCCAGCCATAATGTGCCAGCTTGGCAACTCTCCACGTTGTACCCAAATTACCTTGCCACCTGCTTCTTTAATGGCTCGAATTTCATTTGGGAAACGACAATCACTGATAACAATGCTGTCTTTGCTGTTACGCAAACGTGCTTCTAAACTGGCAATCCAAATATCATCGTGAAAGCCTTTACGACAAACTTCTGTGCCCCAATATTGTAGCACCCAACGTGGTGTTAAGTTTGGCATGTCTAACTTTTTAGCCCACCACGGGTCTACTTGTTCGCGCCATTCCCTAGCTTCTTTGGTGCGACCTTCGAGCAATTCTCGGTCCCAAGCAAAGACTGCGGCGACTGCGTCTTTGAGTGTAGCGGCAAATGAATCTCTACGAAACTCGTGGAAATTAACAAGATAATCTGCGGCTGTGTCTTTGCCAGAACCTATAAAACCGCATACACCAATAATTGTAGTCATGCGCTATATTAACATAACCGCAACATTAAAGCAAGAACTTACTTTTCGTATTTTACCATAAAGTCTTTACAGGCCCTAAACATCTGCGGGACTAGGTTCTTTTCTTTTTCGATCAGCTGTTTTAGGTCAGCAAACTCTTCTTCGTAGTTGACTGCTTTGAGTGCGTTTAAAACCAACTCAACGCAACTGACATGGGTGTCGTCAGACAGGTCAAACAGGTCATCGTATGGCTTACCTTTTTGTTTTAGCAATGCATCAATGATTCGAGTCCACTCTGCGTTATCAATGTTGTTTGGTGTTAGTAGGCAAACTGTGTCGCATTTGAATACTTGATCAAATGTGGAATAGTGTACACCAACTCCTGTTGCTTCTACAAACTTAAAGCTGGCAGTATCTGTTGGGTCAGTTATGTTATCACAGTTCATTAAGGCATGAGTGTAATTTGCCCATACTCCGGTTTTGACCCATGACAAAAATGATACTACAATACTGCTAAGGTGATGCTTGTCGCCTGTTAGAATAATGTAATATCCGTTTGCAAGTAATCTAGCAAGCTCATCTCTATCAGTTACCGTAATATATGTTTTCTTGCTCCAAGAAATTTTTCCCGGAATCATTGCAACCCAATGGTATATCTTATAAAGTAATGTGGAGTACTTAGACATTATCCATTCCATACAGCATATAAGCCAGTCTCTGAATTATAGTTGCCGTATACAGCACTCAATTTAGTTTTAACGTGGGCTTCTAATTCTGTTCCTGTTATGTTTGGCTTAACATCAAACCCAAAATAAGCATCGCCGTACCTGCCCTTACCAATGTACTGACCACCTAGTTGTCCCATGATGGTGTCAATGATTTTATCTACTTGTTTGTTCTGACTATTGAGAAAGCCACGGTCCGGGTTGCTTCTTGAAACATTTCTAGTTCGTAAATCATCTTCATCAATACTAATGTAACCCTTCATTTCAACTCCAGGAATACTAGCAAGACTTACCCAATTCTTACGACCACCTGGTGTTTGACTAGTTCCTGCAAGCAATGGTCGTTTCATAATAGTTAGCACAATACCGTATAATGCCTTGGCCAAGCCCATGCCACGATAGTCTTCATCTACTGTGATTGTTCCTACTTGTACTGCTCTTCGCAATGGGAAACTGTTGACTTCGTCCACTGACAGCTTGCCAATCAGTTGTCCTGGAGCATTCAAGCCCTCTTGTTCTTCTCGCCATCTACGAAGTCTCCACATATAATCACGATATGCTTCTCTGCGTTTTTGTACTGGCTCCGGCTCTTGTTCTTTACTTTTTTGAGCAATAAAATCTTTACCGTTTGGATCCCAAAGTTTGATGTCAGTACCGCCGTATCTTCCTTCGCTGGTAGAATACAGCAACCCACTGTTGCCTGGCAGCTTTTTTACTTGCTTGCCAGCAGTTTTGTTGTTGAGATATTCTTTGCCACCTTCGTAGCCGCTAGGACTCAGGCGTTCTATCTCATCTAATTTTAACTCGCTGATTTTCATATCTTATCCAAATATAAAGCCTAGCGGAGTACCCCCGTCTTCATACTTTAACAATGCTTCTTCTAACTTGTCCTTTTCTGCTTGTCCTTGTTGAATCAAGTCGTTGCCGTTTAACTGTACGCCACCTTGAGGGCCAGCTAAACTAGCAAACTTACTACGTGCTTGTCCTAAACTCATTTTAGCCACGGCAAGAGCATAGTCCTTTAACCATTGTCCTGCATACACATCAGTTAGCAATGCTTCGTCTGGACGATAGTTATAAGTGTGTAATACTGTGCTTTCTTCTGCTTTTACGTTACGATGTAAATTTAAAATCTTAGATGAGTTAGACCATGTAAATGTTACGTTGGCACCAAACATGCGGCCTAACATTTCTCGCTGTCCCATGTATAATTCAAATGTAGCAAGACCTTGACCACGTGCGGCATTTAACATGTACATGTTTAAGTAACCGGCTTCAAATGGTTCAAAGTTTGTGGCAGAACTACCAACACCGCCGGCGCTTTGACGGTACATTACTCTTACTTCAATAATTTCATCAGGCAAGCGATAGTTACTTTGATCTGGACTTAGGCGCAAAAGCATAAAGCTTTCTTCAACAGCCCTGCTACTACGTTGACGGTAATAGCCAATGGCTCTATCAAGAGCCATGTCATAATGTTCTTTGTCAAGCTCAATATCAACCATGCCACCACCGAGATTTAACTCGATGTACTTGATTGCTTTAGCTCGTTGTGTTGTATTTGTGTTTAGTTCTGCCATGAGAGTCTCCGGTAGTATTTACCGGAGACTGGTAGCAAAACTTACTTGATTGCTCGAAGCAAGATGGTTTCTGGCGAAATGCGTCCCTTTAGCTTGGTCTCTACGCTCTTAATAGAGTCCATAAACTTACGCAATCCGGGCTTGCCTTGTGTCTTAAACTCTGCAAGCTTCTCTGCAGGCTTACGGAGTGTTTTACACGTACTCTTAAGTTCATCGTAGCCTGTGATAGCACTACCTTTAACACCAAGTGTGCTAATAGCCATGTCACCATGCATACTAACAACAAAACGTCCTAGCTTACGGGTCTTAGTATTATAAGTCCACAACTCGCTTACACCCAAAATCTCAGTTGGGTTGATACTCTTAAGTCCAAGCTCTGCAAACTCTTTAAGGAACTTGAGTCCTTTAACTTGACGCTCAGGTGGCACGGGCTTACGCTTAGGCTTAGCACGGGTAGCCAACTTACTTGTCTTGTATGCTACAGAATCATTAATGATGTTTTCTAGGAACTTGATATACGCCTTGATCTCACGCTTGCCCATGTGCTTGTAACCTTCAAGCAATTGAGCATCTTTACCTTCCAACACCTCGTTCATCTCATTAAGTTTGTGTTGGATGATATCTGGAATCTTAGATGAGTATTGTACTGCAATATTTTGTGCTGACAAAAATTTGTAAGTAGAAAACTCTTTGCCAGTAGCAAGGAACTCGTCAATAGCCCCTTCAATCTCGCCCATTGCTTCAGCAAACTTTTCTGCCAAACGGTCCTGGATTGTTTCTTTCTTTACTTCGGGCTTTGCTTCAACTTCTTCTTCTGGCTCATCATTATCATATGTGCCTGACGCAATAGAATCTGCAATGGCGCCGCGCAACCATGCACCAGTGTCTTTACCGCTGTTAAAGCTTTCGTGTACTTCTGGCATACCACGAAGCAGGCAAGCGGCAATAGCACACATTGTACTATTCAGTCGGCTGTCTTTAAGTTTGCGGAACGCATTAATTTCATCTTTGGCATAGCTGTTTAGTTCCATCCACTCTACAACTTTTAGACGCAGATCTTTTGTAGTGGACTCCAGACGATAGTAGGACATTGCTGTACGAAAATGGCCATTAAATTTTGCCTCGTCCCAGTCTTGGGCACCGTCCCAATGTGGGCTGTTGTCACGGGCAGTCTTAGTGCGATGTGCATTTACTTGCTTTTTAGACACACGAGCCATTTTTACAGGTGCTTTTTTGGTTGCTGTAGCCATTTTTACTCCTAAAAGTTGTTTAGCGATTTGTCTATTATAACTTATCTTTGCGGGCCTGTCAAGTACTTAGAACCGGTAAATAGCTTACAATTATAGGACCAAAATGGTCCTGGGAAACTTATGCCAAAAATATCGCTTTGGAAGAACGCTAAAACGCAAGACTACTACTATCAGGACCGAATCATTCGTGAAGCGGTAGGGGCGGGCGGTACTACCATACTAATACACAAATATCTTGGACCAGCGGCCACCGAAGATGGTTCTGATCCTGCTCGTCCTAATCTAGGCGCAAAATCAGAAATCAACGAAATGGATATCCAGGACATTTTGTTCATGGAAAACCGCGACCGTGTGTATGATACTACAATTTACGAGCTACGCGGAACTTACAACGTGACTGATCAAGACTTTGACTTGAGCCAATTTGGCCTATTCTTAAATGCTGACACGCTGTTTATCACATTCCATACCAATGAAATGGTTGAACGTATTGGGCGTAAGCTTATGGCAGGTGATGTTATTGAGATTC